TCTTCACGATAACTATAATTCATAAAGTTTGGGCTACGTGACAGTCCGTTTGCAATCTTCATAAAGCATTCACCAATATAGTTGGTAATTTGTCGAGGTTCTCGACCACTTGCTTTATCCTCTGTAACTGCACTTACATACTCAACAACAGCAGTAGAGAAATCTTTATTGTTGACATAGTCATCACCGCGTGATTTTCGTTTTGTCTTTTCAGTTTTCATAGCTTCATTATATACTATATTTTGCAAATGTAAATACTTTTTTACATCTATGTGAATTTTGTTATTTACATAGATTATAAAAGAGTGTATAATAATCTATGATTGTTTGATAGTCATCATACATTCTTCCAACGATCTAAGAAAATATTCCATAATTCTTCGTCAGATTGTGATTCTTCTGGTGGATCAATTTCAGGAATGGGATAATTTAAATCTTCTGATTCATCCAATTCATTCTCATCTGTTTCTTTAGAAGAATTGGACATCAAGTGAAGTAGTCTCTGATATATAAGTGCTTCTGTATATTTACGTTTAACCTCATCAGATGTATCAGATTCTGTTTCAATACTACGATCATAGACAATACAATTTTCTGTGTCGTTGCCTGCAACAAGCGGTAACATAATCTCTGCATAGGTTCCAGACTTTACAAGTGCTTTTCTTATTTCTAGAGGGCAGTTTAGTTGTACCCCATCTTCATAGGCATGCACAACTTCTCCTATAAGGACTTTACCACTCGACAATGTAAAGACCCGTATGTCAAGATCTTTTACTTTTGAATATAATCCATCAATCATTGCAGTGGTATTTCATATAGTTTATAGTTAAACCCTTCCTTTGCATACATTTTGGTACGCTCTATTGCGTGTTGCAGCGTGTAATTCTTTTTCTTTTTCCAGGAGAAGTTGTCTGATATATCATAGACTGTTGTTGGTCGACCATCATCAGATTTTCGTAGTCCTCGACCAATACTTTGTAATACACGTATTTGACTCTTTGTTGGCGCAGCGAATATAATAGAATGAATATTTTTGATGTTAATTCCAGTACTGAAACACCCACTTGATGCAACAATAATAACACGACCTTCACCAACTTTAACTTCATCTGGTTTCATTATCTTTTTTATATTTACAATTATTAAAATGCCAACGCGATAATGAACTCATATTCTTAGACTGTAATCCACAATGTGGGCATTCAATCAACGGTTTATTTTCCCATGTTTGTTTTATTTTTAAAATATCTTTTTCGCTTCTACCATTTGGCCAAAAACTTATATTTGTCTTTGCTTTAGACATTTTTTCCTTTGTTTCTTCTGATCTTTTTAGTCCTTTAGTTTTTTCACTAATTTTTCTTTTAGTTTGCTCTGAACATGGAATTTTGGGTTTTCCTTTTTGCCATTCAGATAATTTTTTTCTGTGATTATCGCTTAGAGGTTTTCCTAGACGTGAATTTCTTATTTTATTTCGCACTTCTTCTGGACGAGATTTACCAGATAATGCTTTTTGTATAGCTAATTTTCTTTTTACTTTTACTGCATCATCCATAATATATTCACCTGCTGCATTGCCCTTATTTAACCAAATATCTGATTCCATACATCGCATGCGTCTAATAACTATACTTTCCCATCTTTTTGCAGCTGTCATATCATTAACAAAGATTTTTCGAACTTGAATTATATCGGGAGGACCATTTTTAACAATGAAATCTTTAACATATTTTGATGACGTAAAATATGTAACAAATAACTCATCTGGGTGACAACCATTTTCGTATAGGCAAAATGATGATATTGCTGTTCTTACTCCATAATACCATTTATTTAATGTCGACCAGCCAATTAAATATGTATATGGTGTGTGCAGCATATTGATATTTATATAAATCACTTATTGCACCCATGCAGATATCCACTTATCACATACATCATCATCAATAGTAATGTCTTTAGCAAATTTTGTGGTTCCATTTGATAAATTTACCATACTATCATTATTAATTTTAATCTTCTTTTTACCAAATCGTAAAATGGTTTGATTGGTATGTTTATCTGTTATTTCTCGGATATTTTCACGATCAGATGCATTCACTTCACCACTTACATAGAATATATGTCTATCAGAATCACCATTAATACTACTTATAAGTTCAAAAAGAGGTTTGCCATGTTTCTGAACTAGATTAAAGAGTACGAGTGTATTGCCCTTTTGATCGAGTGCAAGGTTTGCTATAAAAGAGTTTCGACCAGCATGAGTCACAATTGCATCTATCTCAGTTTGATAGTCGGCTTTAGAGATTACCTTTTTAAGTTCATCACTGTGGTTGCATACAATACATTTAATTTTTAATGCAGCAAGAGTATCGTTATCAATAAGCTCTTTTGTTGTAATTACTCGATGAGTTGGACCAAAATTGCCAACAAGTACTCGTTCATTGCAAAGACTGCCATCAAGGGTGCCAGTAGTGCCTATGCGATAACATGCATTAACACATGCAGACATAATCGTATTTAAACTTTTTGCTTTGAAGAGATGTGCTTCATCTCCTATGACCAAGCCATAGCTTTTAAACCAGGATTTTTGTAATGTGATTGCGCTTTGCCATGTAGTAATAATAACACGAGACTCTATGTTATGCTTTTCTTTGCCTGAATATATTTTATGCACTTCGCTGTCAACATCAAATGATACATCATGCTGCGAATAGTCTGCAAAGTCTTTTGTCATTTGCTCGACCAAACTTGTCGTTGGAACAACGATGAGAACACTTTCATCGTGATGTTCTAAAAACCAACGAACACATAAGTAGATGATTAAACTTTTTCCAGAGCCAGTAGGTGATATTACAAGACTGCGTCCTTCAGTGCATGCATGTACATATGCTTCAAGTTGATAGTCTCGTGGTGTTATCCGTGTTTCACCACCCGTAATATGTAAACTATTTGCATAGTCTAACAATGACTGTGATGTTGGTACATCTCGTTCAGTTATGCTAGGATGCAATTCATAACTATAACCATGAGAGTTTGCAAACTTTAACACTTCAAACAACAATCCATATGGCAAGCGACCAGTACGTGAATCGTAGAGACGCACCTTGCCATCCCACATCTTATTCCGTACCGCTGGCATAAACTTATAGCCTTCAGCATAAAATGTAAAATGTTCTGAAAGCTCCATAAGTGCTCCAGAATCAGATGATGAAACCCGTAATGAAGTTTCATCAATTTTATTGATGTTTAATATCGTCATTTTTATTTTTACATTTATCAAAATGCCATCTTTTCATATTACCAACATTCCCTTCCTTATTGCAATATGGACATTTAAGAATTGTTCTATTTAGCTCAGATGTGTTATCAACCCTAATCCAATTTTCTTTTCCTTTAGGAATATATTTTTTCCAATTATTTTTATAATTTGGGTTAGCTTCTTTCCATTTTATCCAATATTCTTTTTTTGCTTTTGATATATTAGGACATTTTTTACCTTTATTATGGGCAATAGATCCTTTTTTCCAAGTTGTTGAAGTAATTCCTCCTATACCATTTTCAGGCATAAGATTAGCAAATTCATTAGATTCTACTATATTTAATTTGGTTGATATATGTAATCCATATTCTTTAATTTCGGTTATATCTTCTGATTGAAAAAGTATTGTAGTAGTTACATCATCTCCATATTTTTTAAGGTGTCGTTTCCAGTATACTCCTGAACCTGCGTATTCATTAGGATTTTTTATAGTTTTACCTAAATATTTTAAACCTGTAATATTATGAGTTTTTAAATAAATATAAATCATTATATATTTATATTATCTCATACTTTAATGCTGTAGACATTACATCCCACTAGTAAATCGCTTCCAATCTATGATATTTTTAATTGTAGACTGTCTCCACTTTATATTGTCCATAATATCTTTGAGTGCCTCAACAATTGTAGATTGATATTCTATTTGTCCTTGAAGTTTCATAATGTCAGAATCGGTAGAGTAAAATAACTCCATATCACTTTTAAGTGGTTTGCTCATACCAAAGAATGGATCATATTGCCATCCTTTGGCATCCATTTCATCTTTAGTCATCTTACCATTGTAGTAGAGCCATTTATCTTTGCGTAAATGAGCCATAGAGAGCTCTTTCTTTTTGAGATTTAACTTTGCAATGCTATAGAGTTCTAGATATTTAGAATGGAGACTTGCACTTTTGACACTCGTTTCATCTAAATTAATCTCATCAATAACGCTGTCAGTTTCCCATAATTTAAGTATATCTTCAAGTTGCATCATAATATATTATATATCATTATAAAAATTCAAAATAATCATAACGAAAAGTAACATCTACATAGGCATATTCTGATTCGGTTTGTTGTACATTAAACTCTAGCCCTCCTATATTTGTAGGAAATGCATTTGCAAAACGTACACTGCGAGATATATTGTTATGATTTGTTAAAAAGTGTAACGTCATATCATGGTTAATTAGTGTATTGGATGATGTATTAGCATAGATCCAATTAAAAATCTCTCGATATGATTCCAAACTTTCATCTATTGCAATACGTACAGTTAGTGGATCATACGCTAATTTATCACCTGGAACAAACCCTTGTAAGTTTCGAAATCCAGTAGTTACTTCTGGCAATGACACAGAAGGAAAACTTGCACTTACCGCAAAATATTGGGTATGCTTAAAGTCTTCAGCATGTATGTAGAGTTTGAACCCAGTTAATGCTAATAAATTTGAGTTTATCATAATGGTATTTATGCAAAAAAAGAGGCTACCCTTTCGGATAGCCTCTAATTTAAAGGTTAATTAACCAATAACTTACATATCGATTGAGTTGTAAGTAGAACCGCCGATACCAGTTACTGTGAACTTACGGAAGTATGGGTTTGCACCATCTGCTCCGAGTTCGTTTGTAGCTTGACCATTGCTGAATTGAAGAGCAAATGGGTTAGCAACGAGACCATAACGAGTCTTGAAGCCAATCTTTGGTTGGAATGTGTTTTGATCAACTGCACGAACCATTGTGAGTGGAACGTATGGGCAATAGAAAAGACCTGCGTCATATGCGTTTGAACCACGATAGCCAACAGTTACATAGTCGTCAGTTGCAAATGGGTCGATGAATACCTTCATGCGGCCATTGATAACACCCGCGAATACGTTGCCCGTGTCGTCAACGTTGAGGTTGGTTGCAAGAGCCGGAGCATAGTCAAGAACACCAGCAGCGGCAAGAGCACTTGCAACATTGCTGCTGCAGAGTACGAAGTTTGCCTTGCCACGGCGTGTTGCCTTAGCAACTGCGTTAGCTTCAACTTCAATTTGGAAGAGAAGTGACTTGAACTTTTCAACAGCCCAACGACCATCAGCATCTTGATCAAGGTCAAAACCACCGTTTACACCACCAACAACTGCTTTGTCTCTGACAGTTTTGATAACTTCGCGGTTGATTTCAGCAAGGATTTCAGTGCTGAGGATGTTTGCAAGCTCAGCTTCTGCATCGAGACCGTGAACTGCCTTGAGGTCTTGAGCAAGTTCCATTGAGTATTCTGCTTTAAGAGCACGTGTCTTAGCAGTAACAGTTGTTTTGTCAACTGTAAAGCCCATATTACCGAAACCGCCGTCAGCAGCAGTGTAACCATTTGTGTAGTCGGTAGAATTGCCGCTGAGTGTTTCGCCCTTGGCAGTAGTAACTGGACCAGAGAATGATGTGTCAGGCGCATTGAAGAGAGCTTCTGTGTTTGTGAATGCA